GCAAGTGGGTTGCAAAGAATTCAGATATGGATACCACTCACTTGTTTCATATGTTATACGATAAGACCACGGATTATCTGGAAGCAAAGAGTACTCCTGAGTTGGTTCTAATTCTTGCTGACTATCAGCACCGTGCTGCTTTCGTTGCTGACCACGAGTTGAATATTATGGCAGCGATGACGGAGATAATGAGATCATGTAGTTTTAAATAGGAAAGATTATGGAAGCGCAAAATATATTGGTAGATCTTTCTCTAATAATTTTGCTTATTATTATGGGTTGGTATTTGAGAGAGTATGCAGCAAAGAAAACAGTTGAAAGATTGCTTGAGGAGCATGGAATAACTCCGGAAATGAAATCGGATAATATCGTTGTTTGTTATATGGAAACGCATGGCGACACGATATATCTATATGGAGCACTGGACGATAAATTCTATGCACAGGCAAAGACGCATGAGGAAATGCATGATACTTTAGATAAACTTTATCCAGGCAAGATGTTTATTGTGCCGGATGATGACGAAGACGAAGTAGAATAACATGACCCCATTTGACTTTTTGAAGGCGATCAACGAAACCAAGGAGGATTTATTCGTTGATCCCCAAGCAGAGAAGGACTATTCTGCCTACATGATAAACAGGGGACTGTCGTTTTTTCCGGATACAATATTGTATTCAAATATGATGAATCGGTATTCACATATACCCAAAAAGTCTCAATTTTGTTTTTTTATAAATAACATAGTTAAAAAGAAAAGATTCAGTCAGTGGCACAAAAAGGACAAAGAAACTGAATCTTTGACGCTAGTTATGGAATATTTTGGATACTCGGCAGAAAAGGCAAAAGAAGCACTGAAAATCCTTTCCGACGATCAACTTATTATTATAAAAGAAAAACAAAAAAAGGGTGGCAGAAATGACAGTTGAGATGATCTACTACGATTGGACTCCAGAAAGCATGTTGGAGGTATTACTCCCTGAACCGGATAATTTTTTGAAGGTTCGTGAAACATTGACTCGGATCGGTGTTGCCTCTAAAAAGGACAAGACCCTATATCAGTCATGCCATATCTTGCACAAGCAAGGTAGGTATTTTATTGTCCACTTCAAGGAACTTTTTGCATTGGATGGTAAAGAAGCAAATATCTTTATCAATGATATTGAGCGCAGGAATACAATTACCAAACTGTTACAAGATTGGGGATTGTTGGAAATGGTCAACCCAGCGATGGCTGTAGCACAAGCATCACTGAGTCAGATCAAGGTCGTATCATTCAAAGAGAAACCAGAATGGGAACTGGTTGCAAAGTATTCCCTTGGTATCAAAAAACGTAAAATTGAACCTATATAATACAGGAGTAAATTATGGCAATCAATCTAGATCTTGAAATCAACGAAGTGAACACAATCTTAGCATCACTTGCGAAACAACCATATGAATCAGTTGCCGCTGTAATTGGTAAGGTCCGTGAACAAGGTATTCCACAAGTTGCTGCACTTGAAGCAGAAGAAAAGAAGTTGGCAGAAGAAACAACTGCTGCTCAACTACTCCAAGAAGGAAAATAAATCTAGACTCCCAATGCTAGATTATTATCTCGTATCATTCGAGACTACATAAGGGCGTATTAGAAATCGGGCAGGACGTTACATTGCCGCTGGAAGTCGTACCCAGCATTTTACTACCTATGCCGCAAGGATAGGATTTTATATAACTCTCGCTGAAAAGGAGAATCAAAATGGCAACAATGTTTCCAGTAGGTCAACTCGCGTTTGGTCCAGGTTTCAAGGACTTCGATAAATTCTTTGTTGGTTTTGACGATCACGTAAATCGTCTAACTCGTATCAATGAAGAAGCAGCAAAAACTTCCAATAATTATCCTCCATACAATATCAAGAAAACTGGTGCTAACTCTTATATCATTGAACTGGCAGTTGCTGGTTTTGATAGGTCAGACATTGATATCGAAGTGGAAGGTGATAAACTGATTGTGCGTGGTAATGTAACTCCACCCACCGCAGACTCATATCAACCCCACGAATATGTTTTCAAGGGAATTGCTGAACGGGCATTTACACGTTCATTCTCTTTACTTGGAAATATCAAGGTTGAAGCAGCAGATCTGAAAAATGGTATGCTGAGCATATATCTGATGGGACAGGAGGAAGTGACCAAGAAAATTAGAATAGCAATCGAGTAACAGTTTAGGGGAAGCACTCTAAAAACTGTTTCCCCTAAATAAAGCACTATGGACAAACTAAACACATTCAAAGATCTTGTATCATATGTAACTGTCCGAAGAAATAATTGGACCTTGAAAGTGTCGGTGTATAAAGAAACCAGTATATTGGTAACATACCAGCATGTCTACGGAGATGCCTTTGGTATGAAGTATTTTGGTGACTATAATAAAGCAGCAGATTTTATTGATGAACTTGTTGAGAAGGATTGATTGATTTTTACTTTATAAGGAAATACAAAATGACTATTGAAATCGTGAAACTAAGTACCGACGAAGATCTAATTTGTGATGTAAAAGAAACAACCGCAGAACACATCGTTGTAAAAAATCCCGTTGTAATAATGATCCAGCAAACAGAACGTGGAGTGGGAGTTGCCTTGGCACCTTTTATGCCATATGTTACCGGTGATATCACTATCCCCCGCACCGCCATAGTTGCTACAGGTATGCCTGAAGAGCAACTACAGCAAGAGTATACCACCCGTTTTGGGTCAGGAATCTTGCTTTCTCGCACTATGCCTCCAAATCCAATGTAATATCCTCCAATAATCCCTTATAAAATAGGTGGTTATTGGTTGTAAATATCGCTTTACTTTAATTCAATAATCAGGTATAATAGTATTATAGGTTGAATAAAGTGAGTGGATATGAACTGTAATAGAAAGAAAAGAACTGATAGGAACCACGTAATATACCAGTTAACCTGCGTTGATACAGGCGAAACCTATATCGGGTTGACCGTGATGCGTGGACAAGCGATAAAGAAATCGGTCAATACTAGGTTTCAGCAACATTGCTATCGTGCTGAAAATCAAAATAGAGACTGGTCTCTGTGTATCGCACTTCGCACTCATGCCAATTGGATGGGGTCGGTTCTTGAAGTTGTACGTGGTAAAGTAGCAGCGCATAGTCGTGAACGTGAGTTGATTTTTATACATAATCCTAAACTGAATACACAATAATCATATTATGAAAAAAGTGAATAAAGGAAATCCAGTTGCCAAGGATGTACGCACTCCAAAGTATCGGATGCAGGTTGTACCAAATAAGAAGCGCAAAATTGATAAACGATTTGAGGAGGCACTATGAAAATGTATCTGGCAGGAGTAGCACTACTCAGCACACTGAGTGGAAATGTGACAGCAAACCAAGAGTTGGCAACAAGTGCTGGGTGTATGAATTGCCATAAGGTTGATGGTAAACTGATTGGTCCATCATTCCAGAGTATCGCAAAGACCAGAGCATATAGCACGGCATGGTTAGATATGACTGCCAAAATCAGAAACGGCAGCGCAGGTGCTTGGGGTTCAATTCCGATGCCTGCAAACAACCATGTGAGCGAAAAGGATGCTGAAACATTGGCAAGATGGGTGCTATCAACCAAGTAAAATATCCCTTGACTTTTATTCAATAAAAGGGTATAATAGTTCTTATGATAGTGATAAAAGAAACGACTGAGTGGAACGACAATACCCCGAACCACATATACTTTGTGTCTGATAACAAGAGCAAGTTGTTGGCGTATATAAAGAGTGGTACAGAGGAAGTATTGAAGTTGAGTGTGCCAATACCATTCTCAACCACACGAAGGAAGTTTGTTGAGTTGAAGAATACGTTTGGGTTCAATGGTGGTGAGAAATCCACCAACCCAACATGGAAGGTTGAAGGAAGTAAGGGTAGTATCTATATTATAGAACAAACAAATAACAGTTACGTGTGTAGTTGTTCTGGGTATAAGTTTCGTGGCAAGTGTAAGCATATTGATGAATTTTTGAGGAAGTGATATATTATGAATAACATAAATCAGTTTTTTACCGAAGTCGCTTCTAACAATTCCCGCATATTCAAAACTGCAGCATTGATGGAACATAAGAATGACACCCTACTCAGGGAAGTTGTTCGTCTTGCGCTGGATCCATTTACTCAATTCTACCAGCGCAAGATTCCAGCATACACTACGAACCACACCTTGGGTTGTAGTCTTCAGTGGGGCATTGATTCACTCTATGAATTATCCTCACGCAGTCGCACTGGCAACGCAGCAATTGACCACCTGAAGTTTGTTCTGACTTCATTGACTGCAGACGATGCTAAGGTGATTGAGC